GCATCAGCACCATCGGTGAGCCAGTCGTAGTCTTCCAACTGGAGCCGATCAAAAGCGGGGTGTGCCCAGCCTATCGGAAGATTGGCTCGGTAGAGTTCTGGCATATTGGGATCGAGAATGGTCGGGGTGAAGACAAGGATCATGACTTCAGATGGCGCGCCTGCCGCTGTTCGGACAGCGGCAGTCAAGTCGGCGGTTGATTGCGCCAAAAGCGCGCCCGCATCGTCCAGCAAATCGGTTTGATCGGCGTTAAGCACTTGGCGCATGTCGGGAATATCGGGAGGTGGTCCACCACCATGGCTCACCAACCTGAACCCGCACTGGCTGGCCGGTCTCAACGAGCAGGTCGACAAAAGCGATTGTGCTTGATTGCAGCCACGCCATGGCATCGACATTTGCAGGCGACAGCAGGCTTGAGGGCGGTACCCAACCTGTGAGTGCTGGGTCTCCGTCAAGTGTGCGCTGCTTCCAGTCTTCGGGGCAATAAGCGTTGAATAGCTCGTAAGAGATCGAGGCAATAACCTCGAGGTCCTGAGCGCCGGCAAGGGAGAAGAGACTGCGGTGCCATTGGATTGTCGGCTCGCACAATTCCCCTGTTGGGATCGCCAAAAGCCCGCCAGCCTGTTGGCCAAGGCGCATGTAGTGGCTCATCCCGACATAGTGGAGCACGTCTTCGCGGTATCCCAGACCAACAAGATTGCGCAGGATGCGAGCAGGCGTTTGATCGTAATTGTCATCATAGGCAGCCGGTCGATGTCGCCGACGAATACTGGAGTGCCTGGCAGCGAAAATCCGCTCTCAATCTGTGAAAACGGCAGGGTGATGACAGCATCTGTCGGCGTGCCCTCGGCGTAGTTCCAGAGCCTAATGAATGAGGTTTGCGGGTTGCCTTGTGCATCGCGCCCCTCAATCGTGAGCGTGGGCCCATTGACCTCATCAAGCGCAATCACGCCCTCTGAACGCCAGCGAAAACTCAGGCTTGTGTTGGAGTAATCTCGATTGGTCTCATAGGCGAGGAGCGGGTGATCGAGCGTGTCTTCGCTTGCCCAGATAAGGCCAACGAGTTCTCCTTCATGGTGGAGCTCGAGATCAATCTGCATACTGTCTGGCCCGGTGGTGATGACAGATGCCATCGCGGGACGCGGGAAGTTGACGGTCCAAAAGCGTGGATCAAAGCGCTGGATAAAAGAGGATTCTTGCCCGCGTCGTTCGCGCGCTAGCCAATAGGACATTAGTTGCCTCTCCCCATTAGGCGGATAGTGCGCGGCGCACGGCGCTTGCGACTTGGCGTGAAGAACGTTGCATGGCTGTGGGTGCAGCAGTGCCGCGAGGCGATGCGAGCTGGATTGCGACGCGCACGTCTCTTCCCGGAAGCCCGGAACCTTGATTGGCGGCGATCCGACCAGAGGAGGTCGGCACGAAGAGTTCGGGGCCATTTTCGCCTACTAAATAGCCGCGCCCAGGGCTCACAGGTCCACCCGTAGCGCGGCCCGGAAGCCCCAAAAGTGAGCCGAAAGTCGAGGTTAGAATGCCGCCGAGACCGCCGCCTGATCCGGACCCGCCGAAAAGCGAACCGATGCCGGACGAAATCGCTCTTGCTGCGATTGCATCGAGGCTTCGGAAGGCTACTCTTTGCAAGTCATCGAAGCCCAACGACCCGCGCCGCACCGCGGATAATAGTCCTCGCTCAAGCACTGCTCCGGCGCGGTCAAACCCACCTACCAGCGAATGATCGAGAGAATTGCGCAGGCCCTCAATGTCGGCGTTAAAACCGTCAGTGTTGGCGCGAAGGTCGATCACCAGCTCGTCGAAATTGTCATCCATTGTTTTCGCGCTCCAACATTTCAGCAATTGTTTCCATCGAAGGCCCGCGACCATCAGCAGCGGACTTGGGGTCGCTCAATGCGCCTCTCAGTTCGGTTGGCGTCGCTTGCCAGAACTCTTGGGGCCGCCAGCCAAGCCACTGCACGGCAATGCTCCACCATGCTGTGGCAGACCCACCGAAGTTGGCCTCATCGCTCTTCGTCACGATTGGCCTTGCAGCACCTGCGACAGGATCGCTCGGACCGGTTTTGTGGTCTCGATAAGACCTTGTCTTAGCACCGCCTGACCCACCTCCTCACGGGAAGGACGAGGATCGGTCGCGGTGCAGTGCCAGATCAGTGCGCTCACCTCAGACAAGGTCAAAACGCCGTCCGAGGCGCGCTCCACCAATGCAAAAAGCGAACCGATCTCTTCCTCTGCAGCGACGAGATTTTCAAAGCTTGGGCGAAGGACGAGAGAGCGCTCGCCCAGCTCGAAGGTGGTCTCGCCTCTTTGAGCATTGGCGGGCTTTGTCATGCGGGGACAACCGGGCCGGAGCTTTCGAGCAGGAGCGTGTAATTGCGCTCCCCGTTGAAATCCCCCGAGTAATCAAGACGCTGAACCAGGAAACGCCCACGAAGGCGTTCCCCATCCTCAAACGAAAGCTCATATTCGTCGATGGTCCCGGCCAGAGCATGGGCGCGCACTGAGTTTTCAGAATCGCTGCCAAGAAAGATCCCGGCAGCGTTCACAGAGACAGAGCGAGTTCCAGCCCCTGAAAGCAAATCGCGCCAGCCGCCCGATTCCTTATTGGTCACGGCCACAAGGTCACCATTGATCGACAATTGCGTCGTTCGCATGCCTGCGACAGTTTCATATGTGATGGGCGATCCACCGTCTCCGACTTTGAGCAGGAAGGCTGATCCGTTCTGGGCTGGCATAGATTCTCTCCAGTGTTGGGTGTTCAGATTTGAGGGGCAAAAATTCGGAAGCGGAATTCGAGCAATGCACCGCGCAAGTTTCCTTCACGCTCTTCGCTTCGAGCGCGCAGGAAACGGATCGAGGCGAGTTCAAATCCAGCATGAAACGGTGGGAGGCTCAGCACCCGCCGTTCAACGGCCCCAAGCAAAGCGCCATCGGCGCCGGGTTCATCGGCACGGCTTTCGAGTTCAAGTGCAATCCGCACTTCGCGCCCTGGCCGCTCTTTTGTGCCCCAATCGGTTGAGGCACTGGCCGAAATGCCAAGCCACGGCGCACTTGCATGCACTGGTGCCTCCTCTTCAATCGCATTGATCGAAGCGAGGTCTGGGTCATCGCGCAGCCACTGCAAAAGCTGCGCACGTAAGGAATTTTCCATGAGCTCAACCTTGTGTGAATTTGGGCCAGAGCGAATGCGCGGAATGCCAATTGACTTGGCCGCTGCGATCATTTTGACGCAGCCGCCCGCTTTGATCTGAGGCTATCTGTCTGCCGCGCTCGCGAAGCCGTCTGAGGAGCGCATCGCTCGGCGCTTTTGCAACGATCATTTGAGGCGCAATGTTTGGTATGGCCGCCAAAGAGCGCTCACAATGGTGGGCGGCGATGACGCCTTGCCGGGCTCACCGGGCCGATCTCGATCACGGTAATAGTGCGCGCAAAGCCTGATGATGCCTTGCTTGAGAGCGGCAGGGACAGTGTCCCAATCCTCGCTGCTCCCTACTCTTGCGGTCACGGTGACGTTCTGGCCCTGTAGATCTTGCAACAGCGTGACCGCCAGGCGTCCATCCGAGCTAATTTCGGCCTCAAACTCAGCGCCAGCAAGCGGTGCACGATTGCCGTCCTGGGACACAAGTTCCAGGCCAATAAGTGATGTAACGGGCCGAGAGCTCAGCACTGACGTGCCCGCCTTGGTGGAAAGCTGTCCTTCAACGAGCTGCGACAAAGGCGCTTGGCCGGTAAAGGCCTCGCACATGGCAAGGCCCGTTTGCAAAAGGTCCGCAAGCAACGCGTCCTCATTAGACCGGGTGATTCCGAGCCAACTCTTCAGCTGGCTAAGCGCATCGCCGCTCACATCAGCCGGCTCAATAATTCTCCGCTGCATGGCGGTCTCCCACAATCGAATACCAAATCAAAAATGCGCCCGCGCTGCTGGCTTCTCGCTGGAGTGAAGCATTGAGAAGGGCGGCGCGGGCGCGAGTGTGCCGGCAAGGGAGCAAGGGGGAACTCAACCTTGCCGGGTACACAAAGACCACCGCTCGGGCGGTCTATGCTGATGCGAGTTAGGCCTCGATTTTGAGAAGCTTGATCGCGTTTGAATCGAGCACTTGACCCCCGACACGCTTGGTCGCGTAGAAGTGGACGAAGGGCTTGTTCGAGAACGGATCACGCAGCAC